TATGTTACCGTGTATGTGTTTCCGTTATTCGTTAATTTAAACCACCAACTGGCATCTAGATTAGTCCCCGACGTGTCACCTTGCCTTGCTGTGTCAAAAACTGTGCCGGTGCTTAAATTTGTTGATGTGATGACCTTCCATTCCTCAGAATCTTGATCATACCTCAAACCAAACTCCTCATATTCCACGATCCTGTTGATCAGGTCTGCTTCAAGAGTTGCTGAGAATGATGTTGTGAATGCTGGGATCACTGCATTGATCACTGATCCATTTGGTATTATGTCATTGAGTGTTATTGGTCCTGTACCGTCTTCAAGATTTCCCACACCTGCATTGGCACCGTCTAACACAACTGCACCTATCTTGGCCCATGCCCTGTCTTCTGCTTCGCTTGTACCTGCTGTTACTAAAGTGTTATTAAAAAATTCCCTAGTGTCTGGTGATGTGAATTTGACCAGTGAACCAACTTTTGCAAATTTTAAGTTTGACGTTGCAGAATCTCCAACAACCAATGCTCCGCCCGATGTGAAATATCCTGTGTTGGTATTTGTCCCTGTTGTGGTCGAGTTCCATGTCGCACTCAGACTGCTTAAATCTTTTGGAGCATATTTCAAATAATAAAAGTGTCTTGCATATGCTTCTTTTAATTTTGACTCAACTGATGTGTCTATGATTGATTGTATTTCTGTTTTGTTGTTGAAGTTGAAGGTAAACTTCTGTGTGCTTTCTTCTCTGTATAACATTCCATCTTCGGCAAATACATTCACGTTTGAGTACGCACCGGTCGGATCTAGTATCTCTTTTGCTCTTGAAATTCCCGACGCTGTTCTGTTTACTGACCTCACCTTGACTATTTCTTGTGATGCTGAAAGAGGTACCACTTGATAGTCCTCAGCAGTAATCATTCTGTTTTGTGAATAGTAAACCTGTCCTGCTTTCTCTTTGATGGAAGCACTTGACTCTGTTGCGGCGCTGTTGTAAACTGATGACTTCAATCCCATGGTCAATGTCAGTGTCTGTTGTGCACCGTTGGCATCTACATACGGTACTGCAACCTGTACATTCTGTATATCCGCTGGTTGAATAGCAATCTTGGCATTGTCGCTAACTCTGTAATATGTTCTAAAAGATCCTAACGGAACATTTGAAAAATTCCCATCTCCAAAAACGAAGTCAACCCCATCATCAACCTTTGTTACAACGTTGTATATGTTTCTTTCTGATTTTGATAAAGAATTATATATTGCATTATTGCCTGACAGTGATGGTACTTTTGTCCATTTTTGTGATAGCTGACCAAATTGGTCCAATTTGTACAACCATACATCACTATCGTTAACGTTAGTAGCCGATAATGGATACACATAGTTTGTTATAGATGAATCTATATTAAATTCTGTTTGTTTTATTTTACCTTGCTTGAAAAGAAAAAAGAATCCTGTGTTGTTCGAACTGTCGCCGGATCCGTCTGTCCTGTATGTGTATGTCAATCCCGATCCCGGTATTGGGTCTGACTCATATATATTTTCCGAATCATTTATAGTGCTTGGTACTACCTCAAACTGTCTAGAAACTCCGCCCACTGATTTCACAAAATCAAACATAGGAAGATCAGACTGGAGTGAACTTAATGTGTACACCTCTGTTGATATCCCGCCAATCTTTCCCGACTCTCTCGGACTACCAAATAATTGTCCTGTCTGATTAGCCGCGTTCAGTATTGCTGTGAACTGTTCTCTGTAATTTGAATTTGCACTGTCGTTCCAAACTATCGTGCTGTTTGATAAATTTGTTCCTGACGAATCTCTAACGTTTTGTGTTGTAGTTATAGCATCAACTTTTAAAAGTCCTGTTGCCGGTTTGTTTCTCTTTGCATTGTAATTAATCAGTCTCGCTAATCTCAGTACAGAGTTTCTTCTCTCGGCAGTTTCTAGGAAGTTTTCTCTTGCGTTTAGATCTACCCTAAAAGAAAGTGCTTGAGCAACATAGGCAATTAGATCTATAAGTGCAACGTACTCTGAGCTTTCAACATAGTCATTAAAATCGTCTGGGTAGTTTTCCTTGAGATATGCCACCATGGTCCTTCGAAGTGTCTCGAAGTCATAGCTCTTGAAATCTGCCTGCTGGAATGATTGGTATATCTTCCTCCAATCTTCGGCAACTAGTAATCTGTTTTGTCTGTCTGTTGTGGCCATAATGTATCAATGTGTTAACAACGATATTTATGTGTTAGGAAATGTGCGTACTTTAAGATAGGCGCAACAGCGAGTTCTCATCAAAGTTAAACTTCAATTTTTCGGTGATGTTCAAGGGAACATATGTTATAGTTGCCTGTATTGCTATGCCCTTATCAGCTTCTGTCACTAGTATTTCCTCTGTGGATATACGTGGATCTGCATTGAGATTTGCTGTAATATCTTCAACAATAGCATCTTTGAGAGCTTCTGTGAACGGTTCAAATATGGCATCATATATTATAGTGCCAAATTCCGGGTTCTCCACCCTTTCTCCCTTACGTATGCTCAATCTGTTTATGAGATCTTGCTTGGCCACTTCAAAATCATACAACTTAAAATTCTTCTTGTCTGCTCTAGAACTGAATCCTTTAAAGGTTACTGAATTGCCTGTATTTGTTGTGTCTTCTCCGTATGCCATTAGTTTAATCTCCTAAATTCAACATCCACTTTGCTGTAATCTACCATGTAGAAACCTGTGTCTGTCATTTCTCTTGCCCATGGAACTTCCTGTGCCATTACACCTTCAAACGTTCCGTCTAGCTGTTTGTATTTAAACGAATATATGTTGATGCCCGAGGGTGACTTGCCAACTAATTTTATGTCTTCTTTCAGTCTAACATCACTAAAAAATCCTCCACCTGAGAAGAACCCGCTTATGGCCGTTACTGCTGTCTTGGCATATGAGCCAACTGATGTTACTAGACTAGAAAAACCAGATGGGTTATATCGACCAGGTCCGCCTCCCTGTCCTGCGGAGAAGAAGCCTTTTGCTCTATTCACTATACTTGATACCTGTGATACATTCGTAATGTTTCCTGCTAGAACATTCTTGTACACGTTTGTCACTGTGCTCACATTGTTTGCTATTGATCCAATGTTCCCAATATCTAAATTCCCTGTAATACCCTGTACAGAACTTAGAACTTTTCCTAGGTCTGCTCCACCTCCCTTTAACGAATACAACTGTCCGGCGGCATTAGCAAAAACGTTGTCCTTGAACAACTGCACTGCACCGTTACCGGATATGCTCTCTATCACTTGATTACTCAACTGTTTTGTTAGATTATTCTTAACACTACTGATTGAATCACTGAGATTAATATTCTGTAACTTGTTGGATATGCTTTCTATCTCTTTAAATTTTCCTTTGGACTGATTTATGATGTTAAAAGATTTGTCATATTTGTTTCCAAAATTTGTCACCAACTCACGTGCCTTGGTTGCACTTGTTGATGTTCCCATTTTATCTTTGAGATATCTTTCAGCATCTGCTTGGAACTGGCCAAGTCTTATACTCTCAATAGAAGAAATCCTGTTCTTCTGTTCCATGTACTCCACCGTGCCTGGTGTGCTGGAAAGCCTGTACCACTGTTTGGTGTCCAAACGATCACCTAGTGGATCCGAGCTTGGTAGGTGTCCTTCCGAAGTGAATGATTGGAATCTCGGCATTGGTTCGTGCGTTACAAATCTATGAACCGTTGTCTTTGTTTTCTTTGTGAACGACTGTAAAATTTGTCCTAGTGGTTTTCCGGCTAGCTCTACGTCTCCTTCGTCCCTTGGTGTCATTCCCACTTTGTCTGTTGTCAACCATCCTGGACCCCATGTTGGACTTGCACCGGTTGAGTTCATATGCACCTGTGCCCCTGCTAGGTGTATCTGTCCGCCTGCTCCATGCAGTTGTGTTCCTGGCGTAAATGATGTAAGACCATCCCTTGCAAAGTCCCTTATTGATCCTGCCTGTGAACTATTGAATATTCCCTTTTCTCCTAGGTTGAACATGGCCGAGGCCGACTGCACCATGTCTGTCTCCGCACTCATCCTTATGGATCCTGCGGCGTGCATGTTTATGTTGGCATCACTGTGTAGGTTGAAGTCACCTTGTGTCCTCATGTTTATTCCGCCCACACCAGAGTAGATGTCTATCTTGCCGTCCTTGTTCATCTCTATCCATGCGTTACCCGAAGCATTGGCTATGTAGATAACACCTTGTGTGTCGTGCATTAACAGTTGGTGTCCCGATGACGTCCTCAATCTTGTCATTTGGTTTGATCCATCTGTTGCACCATCATCCATGACGAAACTGTGCCCTGGATTCCTGTCTGGTCTCACTGGGGTGTTTCCTACACCTATGTTCAATGTCCTTGAATCGGCTCGCACTGCTCCCGGGGTACTCATCCCAAAAACTCTGCTTGGTGATTCTCTTCTCGCTGACGATGTTGTTGTTCCTCTCACGTTGTCTTGTACCAACCCCTGTTTCTGTAGCTGTTCTGATAGAATATCGTTCACAGGATATTTCCAAGCATCTACATTTTTTCCTGTTTCACCGTCCTGATACATCAACATGTTTTTCTCGCCGGCCGGAACTTGATCCGTTCCATATAATTCTTGTTTGTTCTGACTGAAATCTGTTCCGTCTGCTCCCACTCTGGTGTTTGTCGTGGCACCATGTGCCGGTATCGATTGATTCACAAATGGTTGTTGCACACATCCTATCCAGAACGCAGTGCCCTGTGCCTTTTCACCTTTTGCAAATATAACCAACACCTCTGTGTCTATGTCAGGTGGTACTGCCCACATACCATAGGCATGTTGTGTCTCCTTGTAGTTGTACGGATCAGTCTTTGATACTGATTTAATGCTCTTAGCACCATAGAAAGGTGACAGATACTGACACCAGGTTATCTGGTTCGGTGATGGATCTGTGGTGTTGGTCAGTGATGGAATATTCACTCCCAGTCTTCCCATCCTTTGAGGGTCAACAACTACCTTTACCGTTGCTATGTAAGGGCCTGGATCACTGTCAATAAATCTCTCATTGAAACTTTTCTGGTTGTCCTGTGAATCTGTGAATCCTTGTGAACTTCTATATATTGCCATACTATAATTTATGCCGACGTATCTAAGGGATTACTATTAATATATTCTTCAACAGTATTAAGAGTTCCCGATGCTTTGTCTTTCCTCTTTTTCAGTTGTTCTGCTTCTGATATTTCTTCCAACCCTTTGACTGCCGAATCTACCAGAATAGGTGCAAGTCCTTTTCCTTGTTGATTATTGAATCTGGTGCAGTACAATACCTGTGTGAACTGGCCATTGTCAAACTTGGACTCTACCTTGTTGACCTCATACAGGCCGTTGAAGAAAAGATTCTCCTCGTAGTGTTTTGCTGTGAACATTGTTCCTTCCTTTTCGTCTATGTCATCCGGTACCCTGTAAGTCAAACTCAGTAGCGGTGTGGACTGATCTGCATTGAAACTTTCAAAAGATTTATTGTACGTAGAGTTTTTACCCCCTACCTGAGAAATCCTATTCTGGTGTATGGGGACATACATGTCCTGGCAGATGTATGCGGGATCTCCCAGTATTTCCAACTCTATCCTCAGCATATCTGATTGTGGATTGGTCAGGTAATCATAAAACTGCTGTGACTTGGGTGTCTCCCGGGTGACCACTGACAGGGCACTCCTGCCTTTTATTGTTGATGGGTACTGCCTCATTGGCAAGTTTGGTTCTGGTTGATCATTATTATTTCCCTCCGCACCAAAAACTTCCCTGACCGTTTCTGCTATGTGTGTGAACAACCCAGTTTCTGCTGTTGACTTGTCCTCTGCCGATCTTACGTTCCTGTGGAAATAGGCCGCCTTGTAGTGTATTCGTATGTTCTGTACATCTGTGTTTTCGCCTGTGTAGATGTAGTTGTATTCCTTGTCCACTTTCTTGCTCCAGTCCACATTACCTATGCTCACTCCCGGTGCGATCAGTTTGAGCACGTGTATCTTGTATGGCACGGCCATGTAAATTATCTTCTTGGGGTGCATCTTGGTCACCCTGTCTAGCCTGCTGGTGTCTGTTTCCACGGTGGTCTTGATCTTGAACCAATTAACAAACTGGTCCTGTTTGAGATACGCTGATATCTCTCCACTTTTGATAATGTCACTCACTGTCGTCTCGCTCTTGAGCCTGTCCTCTGTGACACCTGCACCTAGGAGGTAACTGGTCCAGAAATGTTCCACCAGATTCTGATATCCGTAACTGTTACGTATGGCATCCTCAAAAAATTTAGTCAGTGCTGTGGTAGTTACTGCTTCCCCTGAGGAAGATTTCAATTCGGGTTTTTGGCCTGAATCTTCAACATTAGCTAACAGGAATTCGTCTAGGCTCTCTACATCTGCAACTTGAGCTTCCTGGTTCGTGGAGCTTGTTTCACCTTTGTATTTCTCTCCATTTACTCTAACCTCAGAATGTATTCTAAATTCATACTCGTCTGCAAACTCTCTTTTCTTCTGATCGATTTCTTTCTTCATGTCTTCCGCTAACGCTTTCATGGCGGCAACTGTCCATTCATCTGCATTATTTGATGCTAGTGGCATGCTGGCCCTTGGGAACTTAAATCTGTCATCGTATGCGAGATCCGTGTAGGGCACCGCAATCGCTGTGTACACTGCCCCTGCCTGGTTCACGTCAAACTCCACCCGGGAAACTATTATGGGTATCTTCCTCACATGGCTCCTGTTGCTTGAGTGATGGACAAATGTGTCGCCCTTTTCGTCAAATCCTTTGAATTCTATTGTCAACAACATTGGAGCATCCTGGTAGTCCAGGTATTTGTTAAGTCTGGCCGCGGCACGTAATTTTTCTATGAACGTGACACCATATGGTTCGTGTAGTTCAAATTCCATCTTGGTGAAGTTACCCAGGTTACGTTCCTCATTGGGGCTACCCGTGGATATCATGTTAACGTTCTCAAAGAATATGTCATGTCCCCTTGTGAGGATGTCAATACTGTCACCGTATTCCTTTTTGAATTGGCCTGCCTCTGCTTCGTTTGCTCTCGAATCAACCGTCGAGGACCCTGTCCTTGTAGAGCTTTTGTTAAAAGAATAACTGGGATCAGAAATATTTGGATCACCTATCCCGCCCGACCTCGCTATCACATCATGCACCGGATCAGTGAGGAATGAGTGTGTTTTCAATTCAATCTCATTCACACCACTCAACGTGAACAGTGTGTTGTATGAGGCGTACCGATGTAGAACATTTTGCCTTGCCTGGCCCCTGAAAGATGTTTCCTGTGCTTCAGATTCAGAAGGGAAAGTTACCCCATCGAAATCATGTCCCGAGACGTTTGTAGTAAAGTCACTTGAAGTCACTCCTTCAAAGTCGTTTTGATTCACGTTCCCGATCTCTCCTTCGAAATCGTTGTTGTTGTATCTTCCTATTGTCTTGTTGAGTTTTTGCCTCGTCCTGGTGACTGATCCCTTTAAGGATCCATCATTATATTTTACCGAAGGTCTTTTTTTATTGCCTGTTTTACCTGCCATGCTAGACTCCTAGATCTTTGGCTATGTTGGCCGGCTTGGGCAACTGTATCGTGGTTCCTGGCTTGAAGTCGTATATGGGATCTTCTATCTGATCTGGATTCCGTTGTGCGAACACCCACCAAAGTCTCGGTGAGCCGTACAGGTCAAAGGCCAACAGGTCCGGTCTATAAGCGTAAGTTCTTTCTATCGTGTATGTTTGGTCGTCCTGCTCAGAAGTTATCGTCCTAGGTCTAAACACTCCAAGATTGATATCATTCTGCGGTGTTGTGAAATATGGTGATGTAGATGAATACTTTGCCATTAAATAAATCCTATCTCGTTACTGCCTTTGCCGTTTAATTCGCCTTTAACAAATTTTTTCATTGAGAAGTTTTTAATACTTTCTCTAGAGTAGATCGGTGTCACTAGTACCGATATGTTTGACAGTGTTGGTGCCCATGTCATATCATCATCGTTAAGATCAAAATCTTGTATGTTGGCATTGAATGCCTCTGACTGCTTTGTGCTTATGTAATCTATACCTTGTCTCAATTCAACGTTGAACGAGTTCAACACCACAGGTACCTTGTGGAACATGTGATCACCATAGCCTGACAGATGTAGTATTGGTGGTGGATTACCTTTAAGTGCTCCTATCCCGTCTTCCTGTCCAAAGAACATCTTGGTTGCTGTCCTTAGAAAATTAACTGTCGCTACCCAGTGCTTGGCATCGTCTTGATTCTGCACAGGAAACTCCCCAATGATATTCAGCGAGTCTACCTGAGAATTCTGATACGCTTGGAAGGGAAAGTTGCTGTGTGTCTGTGCCAATGGATTATAGTTGGCAGAATGTTGTATCTGCATCATGGGTGTCAATGGCCAAAATATGCCGCCAATCTCTGCTAACGGGTTCAACAACGGATTAGTCTCAAACTCAAAAAACTTCTGTAGGGGTGCTGAATTTGGTACTGTTAGTTTTACACGCCAATCATGTTTATCGGCTCTACCGCTCCAACGAGCAGTGGCGTTCCTTATCCTATCTTGCCCAGAACCAATGCCAGAACCGAACAGTCTACCCAGTGTCCTGTTGAGTATTCCCGCTCCCACGTTCTTTGCTATCTTACCAAGTTTCCCGTATGCCATTATAATGGTTGCTTTCCTTTGTAAATTTCTGTATACTTAAACTATATTTATAGGCACAATTATAGGCACACTTAATTACCCGTACGATACAGATCAACAGACCTGTTTGTGGTCATTTTACATTAACAATATTGGAGAATCATGAAGAGAGTAAAATATCTAAACAACCGAGATCTGTTATTACAGATACATGCCAGTAAAAACACGTACTGTTCGTATGTGGGCCAAGAAGATTCACAGTTTGATCTCATAGTTCCTAACCTCAAAAAGATCAATGCCAGTGCAATAGCAATGGCAAGAAAAGCCAAGGCCAAGAGACTGACCCAGGAAGCATGGGAGACGGCCAAAGATTCGGGGTTGAAGAAAATTAAGTTGGTAGACTACACAGTATCACCTAGAAAAATAGAAAAAACGGATCTTGTATTCAGGGTAATGATGTTTGATCACGTACCACTGGACAGCGAGAGGAAGAAGAATCCCAAGCAAACATCAGATCATCATGCAAAGGTGAACTTCCCACCGTTCCAGCACTACAGATTTGACGGAGCAGGTAAACCACAATGTGTGGGGAAATCACACTGGATAGGTGGAATGGACAACGGACACTTCTCGTGCAACCATGGCAAGATGACCAACACACTGGCCATGATGTACATGAAGTTGTGTGAGAGATACGGAACAAGGGCAAACTGGAGAGGCTACACTTACAATGACGAGATGCAGTCGCAGGCATTGATGCAACTGTCACAGATTGGCTTGCAGTTCGATGAATCAAAATCAGACAATCCATTCGCATACTACACGGCGGCTATAACAAACAGTTTCACAAGGATACTAAACATAGAAAAGAAAAATCAAGCAATCAGAGACGACCTGTTAGAGTACAACAACATGATGCCCAGTTTCACTAGACAGAATGAAAACGACACCAATGCTCCTTCATACAAGAAGAGGATGCTGACTGTACATGGCGACGTGCATCAGGTCAATAAAACCGGGATTGCGAAACTGAATAAGATATTAAAGAAGACTGGAAAAATAGATATGAAATCAGATCTAGATACAGTCAAGTTCAAGAACAAGATAGACATGACCAATCACAAACCAACTGTTAAAAAGAAATGGTAACATATGGCATTCTTTAAAAAAGTCGCTTGTTTCACAGACATACACTTTGGATTGAAAGGAAACTCCAGAGTACACAACGACGACTGTGAAGACTTCATTAACTGGTTCATAGAACAAGCCAAGGCCGAAGGTTGTGAGACCTGCATATTCCTGGGCGACTGGCACCATCACAGATCAGCAACCAACGTTAGCACGATGAACTACACAGTGTCCAACATGGAAAGACTGGGTGCGGCATTTGAGAAAGTTTATGTTATCATGGGCAACCATGATCTTTATTACAGAGAGAAAAGAGAAATCAATTCCATGGAATACATCAGGAACATTCCAAACATACACATTGTAAATGAATGGCTAGTCGAAGATGATGTGGCTATCATTCCGTGGATAGTTGAAGACGAATATAAAAAGATAGAGAAGATGAAACAGAAATACGTGTTTGGACATTTTGAACTTCCGTACTTTAAAATGAATGCCATGGTGGAGATGCCAGATGTTGGCACAATCAAGACAGATCATTTTGCAGGATGTGGTAAGGTATTTTCAGGACACTTCCATAAGAGACAGGTAATGAAAAATGTAACCTATATGGGCAACGCATTTCCGCACAACTATGCAGATGCATGGGACGATGAAAGAGGAATGATGCTATTGACGTATGGCGAAGAACCTAAGTACCTTAACTGGCCAGATATGCCGAGATACAGAACAATCAAGATATCAGACTTGTTAGATGATCCAGAAAAGCACTTGAAACCAAAGATGTACGTCAGGGTAACTCTCGATGTGAAAATATCATACGAAGAAGCAAACTTCATTAGGGAAACATTCATAGACAAATACAAATTGAGAGAACTACAACTGATACCAGAACAAGTGGACAATGCACAACAACCACTTATTGAGGTGCAGAAGTTTGATTCAGTAGATCAAATTGTTATATCACAACTGCAAGGTGTTGATTCAGAAACATATGACAAAAACATACTGACTGCAATTTACAGGGATCTGGATGTTACAAGTTAGTAATAACCTAACAACACACTATGAATAGATCAAAGAAAAAATTCTGGAATATTTTAAAAAGGAATCCAGATAAATTTTGGAACTCACGTATACCAGACAAAGACACTCCCCAGAGTGTATGGGTGGCCGGCTATTGGAGATGGCGTAAAATGATGGATAAAGTAAATGCTGACGATTAAAGAACTTACAGTAAAAAATTTCATGAGCGTGGG